CCCCGATCCCCCAGCTGTTGCCAGTCGCCAGGATCGTGTTCAGCTTGTCCTTCATCAGGTTGTATTTGGCACCCGACGCCTTGGCGAACGCCTCGCCCATCGCCTGCGAGCCCTGCGCCGCGCCGATGATCCCGCTCATGGTCGCAGCCGTTCCCTGAGCAATAATCCCCGCCTTGGCCGCGCCCGAGCCAGCCATGATGTCAGCGATGGACTGCGAGGTATTGGCTTGCACCTGCCCCTGCACCCCGGCCTGCGCCGAGTTGCCGTAGAAGCCAGAACTCGCGCCTTGCTGCCCGACCTGCCCCATCTGGGCCTGCTGCGCATTCAGAACATGCTGAATCGCGCCCTGCTCCGCCCCGGCGACCTGCCCGAGCTGCGCCTTCATGCCCTGCTGCGCGACTCCCGGCAATAGGTCCGTGAGCGCCTTCGATTGGCCGTAGCCCTGGAGCATCCCCGCGTTGCCTGCGTCGAGCGTGTCCTCGAAGCCCGCGATCTTCGAGAGCCCGAGGAGCTGCGTCCACGCCGCCGACTGAGGATCGAGCGCCTGCGTCTGTCCAGGTTGGGCCTGGCCGTATTGAGCGCCGAAGTAGGCTCCAGCGCCTTGCAGACCGCCGCCGATAAGAGCGCCCCAGTCGATGTGCTTACTCATCGCGCCACTCCTCGCCCTGCTTGGGCTTCATGTCCTCTTCCATGAACTCGACCATCACGGCATGAGCCTTGAACGTCAGAGCGCCTACAATCTCGCCCCCGGTGATGATGTGCCTGTCCTTACGGAACTCATCGACCAGATCGTCAAGGCGCTTTGAAAAGGCTACGAAGCTCGTTTTTGCCATCTTACTTCTCCATATATCCGTTTTCGATCAAGAGCTGAATCAACTTGGGAATCACAGCCGGGTCCGCGGGGTCCAAGCGCGACATCTCGTTCAGGCTGAACCGACCTAGAGCGTCGAGCTTGAGACCACGGCCAAGGTTATCCCCGGATTGAAACGCTCGCTTCTGCTGCTGCCTGCGTGAGCGCGTTTTTTGTGTTTCGGGATCTCCGGCTATGCGTCCGGCAAGGGCTCCAGGTCGGCGGGTCATCGGACTCTGTTTCTCCCCGCTTTAGCCACTGAGATTGTCGCGTCCTCAAGGGACCAACGCTCTGCCAGCTTGTTGTTTCGCAGCCTGAACCACACCGCAGCACCACGGGTACGCCCTGCCATGTACTCCGACCGTCCGGCTTCAAGCCGACCCTTGGCCCACCATACGCCAGGCGTGTCCGCGACATCACTCGAAAGCAGCTCGTAATCCGTGCCGTCCTGCTCCGACGCCAGCACGATCTGCGGGCGCATGAAGCGGAAGTCGAGATTCTGACCCGAGGGCACGAGAGGACCGACCAGCACACGCGAATCAATCAGCACGCCATCGTCGTTCTTCGCCGCCTCGTCCACGAAGCGGACGTATCCATCCTCGCAGCCGAAGACCACCTTCCTATCGTCCGGGTCGTCGCCGTCGAAGGTCGTGATCGCGCTCGGCTGCACGCCCGTTGAGCTCCAGTCATCTTCCCACCAGGCGTTGGTCTTCGACTCCCAGAAGTACCCGCGATGCGCCACGCCCCCGATGGTCCACGGCACGGGGAGCACCCAGAGCCCCTCCCTGCGATAGTCCCAGACCATGCGGATCTTGTACTCGCGCAAGTCAATCGCTTGCAGCCTGCGCTCGATGGTGTTGACAGACACGCGATCGTAGCCGCCTTGCGGGTGCATGACGTAGACGCCACCGCGCGACGAGAAGAAGAACAGCCTCCCGAACGGGTCTTTGGTCCAGGAGTCGCCGAACGCGATGCCCACCTGATCGGTCACAACGTCAACGTCCCCACCAGCTGCCGGGTCGCCCGTCATGCGGAAGATCGAATGATCCCCGCCGATAAACGCTACGTCATCCGTCATCGGAATAAAGGCGTTCACGATGTCAGGCGCGCGCCCGACTCCAGCCGCTCGACCGCGCCAAGCCTGAGTTACCGACAGCGCCGCCGGATAGATGTTCCAGCCGTAGGGGTTGCCCAGCTCGCTCGCGTAGATTTCATACGGGTCATCAGCAGCGCGCGCCGCGATCAACCGCCCGCGCCAGGCCGTGAAGATCCGCGCTCGAAGCGGCAGCTCCCCCCCGTCCTCGGGCTCCATGTCCACCACCGTCTGCGCGCGCGGGTCGAAGACCTTGTAGCTCTCACCGTCCGAGATGAAGACCTGCCCGAACAACTGAACCGCTTGGGCATAGGGCGACTCGCGCAAGAGCGCACCCTCCCCGCCCGCTGGCGTGCTCACAACCGTCCCCTGAATCTGCTTGATGTCGCCTTGCCCGATGACAACCAGGTCATGCCTGCGAAGGCTCTGCCCGTCCGCTACGTCCTGCACGCTCGACACGAGCCGCAGCTTGTAGAGCAGGGAGGCATCAACCGACCCGTCCGACGCCGAGACATAGGCGAACTCAGGCCCGGTGATTGTGTCGTCGTTGTAGAAGGGGAACGTCCGGGGGAAGGCAACGGACAGGATGCGCTGAGTAGCCTCGGGGAGGTTGTGTTCCCAGAGCGTTGCCCCTGTGGCTCCTGAGAGCTTGCGTAGGCGACCGTAGATCTCAAGGCTCTCGGATGTCGTGTAGGGCCAGTAAAGGTCCCCGTTCGTGTCCGTGAGGAGCTTGGGATGGTTGGATGTGAGCGCCTGCTCGGTGCTCGTCGTTCCGGTCAGCTCCCAGGCCCCGTCCGAGGCATCAGCCGAGTAGTTCTTGCCCAGGTCGATGACCTTGCGCGCGATCCAGACTCCGGGGTCATCGACCGGGCCGACGTTCAGAACATTGTCGTCAGGGTCAAGCGCGATGCCGTAGCCGAGGCCCGAGCCGTCGAGTGCCCAGACAGGCGTTCCGTTGGAGCCAGAGAACTTGGCGAGGATGCCGTCCTTGGAGTTGAGCACGCCGGCGAGGCTCGTCCCGGATGTTCCATCGAAGCCGCTGGCGTTGCCAGTCGGGACACGAGTTCCGCCGAAGGGGTGAGCGACGTAGAAACCTGCCCCATCGGGTCCACCCGTCCCGTCCGGGAGCACGAAGTCGTGCCCGAGCTTGTGGGCGAGGTATCCCTCTAGCCGCTCTACCGTCGTTGCCGAGATGGTGTAGGCAATCTCATTGCCCGCGTAGGTCGCCTTAGCCAGCGTGCCCGTGTCAGCACCTTCGGATCCAGGGGCGGTCCCGCCCGTAGTCGGATGCACATTACCCCAGCCCACACCGAATGACGTGACCGTGTTCAGGTCGTTTGACTGCTGGTTGTCGTCGGGGTGCAAGAAGATCAAGCACTCGAAGATGAACCCCGTGAAGTTGGAGAACTGCGGGCTAGGCAGGAAGTCCTTGCCGGGCTGAACGCTATCTTCGAGGTTGGAGTAGCGATGACCACCGAACAGCGTGACGGTCAGCTCCTGCGAGAGAGATTGCAGGTTGTCGATGCTGTTGATGTTTCCGCCATGATGGCCGTTGACCCGGAGGCTGGATTGATTGACGAATCCCGTCGTCACTCCATTCGGCCCATGTCCGCCATGCACGAAGGAGATGATGGCGAAGTTGTGCGGGTTGTCTCCGTTGGGGTTCCATGTCGCATAGTCGATGCTCGCCTGCTTGACATCTGCCGCGCCACCAGCCGAGCCCTGTCCGTCCTCGAAGTAGAGAGTGATCCGCCCTGCGTACGTAGGATCGTTGTCCCAAAATCCGTTGCTGTACCTGCCGTTGTAAACCAGCGCGTACCGCATCCCCGTCGTGTCAACGCTATCCGCCTGGCTCGCCCATATAACGTAATGCGTTGTCCCCTCGGGGGGGAGCTGTACCGCTATCGTCATCGTGAAGCCGTTGCCGAACTGCTGCACGTTGTCGCTACCCAGAGCCAGATAGGGATGGTGCCCCGGTATCACCGAGTTGGCGAGCAGCGCATTCGAGCCGTCCGCGTCCGCAATACCGTTCCCCGTTGAGTCCGACTTGTATGCCTGGATTGACGAACTCGTGCGGCGCGTCTGGATGATGTTGCCGCCGAAGCTGTTCGGAGCGTTCGGATACGAAGCCACAGGCTCCGCTCCATCGAAGCGAACGGCTGCATAGCCCCCCAGAAGACCCCGGCTGTAGGTTGGGGCTTGGAGAACCTCGTGCTGCTGCGCGTCGTCGAGGACAACCGGGTCAGTTGCCAGGTAGCGGTTGGCTAGAACGTCCTTCGGCGGGTCGAACGCCAGCGGGTTGCTCGCGTCCGTGCCCCCAGGCTGCCCGGTTCCGAGTTGATTGGTCGGACTTGAGGGGTTGTTAAGAGTCGTCGCAACAAAGCGCCGATCTTCCCACTTCAATACGCGGTCCCCATCCACCAGCCCAAGGATCTGCTGCGCGTCGAACCAAGCATGAAAGCGCGTCTCTTGCTCGAACTCCTCGTGAGGCACCCAATCGACAAGCGACGGGGCATAGGGACCGCCTGCGCCGCCAGCCTCGCCGAGCCGCTGGGCGTTTGGCTCGGAGCACATCACCACATCGCCAACCCTCGTCAGCCGCGCCGCGTTGCTCGGGTTTGGCACCACGCGCGACCAAAGCAGCAGGGGGAAGCTCGTCCAGACCCCGGTATAGAGCCGCAGCCTGTGGTTCTCGCTCGCTATGTTGCCGGGGCCAAGAACGGCGATCCGACCCGCGCGCACATCGAAGTCAAGCACCCCGTACTCGGTGGAAATCTCCCACCGCTGTTCATAGACGGTCGCACCATCCGGGCGCTCGACAGCGATGAACTTCCAAACGTAGCCCGTGCCGCCTGGGAACGATCCCGCAACGTACACATGGTCAATCTCATCGACCGCGATTCGCTGCACCAGCAGGTATCCAGCAGGTAGCGGCGTCTGGATCGTATCGACCAGCACACCCTTCGAGTTCTTTTTCGTGACCGTGCCGTCAACCGTCAGCGCGAAGACGTTCCCCTGCCGATCTACCGCCGTATCGTACACCGAGCCGCCGGGCGTCGGGGACTTCTCCCACATCACCTCAAAGGCCGAAGTCTCCTGCGTGTAGCTCACGCGCGGAACGTCATACGTCACCGCCGCAATCGCATCGACCTTACCCGTTGTCACGAGCTGCGTGGTCGTCAGCTTGCTCGAACCAGCCCTTTGCGACAGCCTGCGCCGCCCGGTAACAGGGTCCAGCCCGCGCACGTTCAGAGCTTCCGACGTTGTACCTAACGGCTGATCTGCGGACGCCTCGTTATCCGAGAGACCACCCAGCGGGATAGGGAGCTTCGAGCGCATTACGGGTTGGCGATCACGCCGTTGTAGCGGCTCGGTCGGCTCCGATCCTGGCCCTCCATCGCCGCGCCGCCGCGCAATACCCCGAGGTCAATCTGCGCCTGAGAGTCGCGCTTGATCGCAGCGAGGTACTCAGACCCGCTGATGAAGCGGTCGAGCATGTCATCCTTCGAGTAGATGTCGTCTTCTTCGTAGCCCTTCGCCCAGCAGCGCAGAGCCCGCAGATAGACGCTCTCCATCCAGTCAGGGACGAAGATCGTGTCTTGATCCTGCGAGACGGGCGACCAGCCGCGCGTGTAGTAGAGCAGGATTCCGTCCGTCGCCGCCGTGTCGGGCGTCGGGTAGATTTCGAGGCGGGCCGTGGGCTTCTTCTTCGCAGCCGTGGCTGCCGCCGTCGTCGCCGTCACCGTCGCGTTATTCGCGGTCGATGTTCCGGTGATGTCGGCATGGTCGTAGGTCACAACCGCCGTGTAGTAGGTGCCGTTGCTTCCAACAGCGTTCGCCTTGTAGAGCAGCAGCTCCTCCAGCGTGGTGAGTTCGATGGAGGACGGGAAACCCCGCCCCCCTTCGATTGCCGTAATGCTCCCGAAGTTCGCTGGCAGATCAACATAGGGCTGATCCACAACGAACGGAAGCGCCTCCAGACCCCCTCGCAACCAACGCCACGGGCGCGCATTGCACAGCCAGTGCCCGGCCTCATTCACGCACCGCAGCGCGGTGATCTTCTCGTGAATAGGCCCAGCGAGCGCGTGCTCTGCGATACCAATGGCTTCGGATACGAGGAGGGTCATGGATCAATTCTTGATTGACATAAGCGAGGACTCCTACTCTTAGGCGGTGCCCTCGAAGGAGAAGAAGCCTTCGACGCCGTTGAACAGCACCGGGATCAGTGTCGCCACGGTTGCGGCAACGGCGGTTCCGTTGAACCGCGAGAAAGCCAGGATTCGGCAGTTATCCGCAGCCGTAACATCCGTCGAGTTGGCGAGGGTGTGCCCGCTCGCGCCAGCAGCGGATTCCCCAGCGTACAGGGCGTCATTGAGGGCAATCGTGTCAGTCACAGACTCCACGTTTGCCATGCAGAGCCCACGAACCATCGCCCAGCCAACACCACCAGAAACCATGTCCTGCAAGAGAATCCCGTGGATTCGAGCCATGAGACCCGCTGCGATGTCTGTCGAATGGTCAGTCTCGCTGGGAACGGCAACGCTGTAGGTCTCGCACGCATCGGCGTCGAGGGTCGCGTAAGACGTTGCCGGAGAGCCAGCAGGTATAAGCACCAGGCAATCACCAAGGGAGTGAGTTGCTGATGCGGTGACCCGCACAATAGACCCGTGGGGAATGTTCTTGTTAGGAAGAGGCCCCTGTACGTAAGAATCGCCGTGGTAAATAATGCTCATTAGTCAGTCCTCCTAAGCGTTGATGATGGTTTCGTTCGGACCAACGATGCCGTGGCGCGCACGCGAACGACATACGGTGTTGTTCCAGAGGTCCATGACCTGAACGCGCGTGAACGGCTGAGCGTCAGGTGCGAACGGGGCAGTCATCACGCAGTAGTTGTCCTGGTGAACCACGAACTTGAGATAGTTCGCATTGATGAAGTAGTAGCGCGGGCCAACGATGGCCGCAGTACCAGCACCCGTATCGCCGTCGGCGGCGATGTCGTTCTCGGTGATGGCTTCCGTGCCGTCCGAGTACAGGAGCGCAGTATCCAGCGAGGAGATGTACTCCAGCGGGATCTTGCGGAAAGTCGGGCCGTCGTAAGCCGGGTCTTGACCCGTGGACGCGCCAACACCTCGGAAGGTGTCTTGACTCTTCTGCAAAGCGTGCTCGTAGTTCACCATCCCCTGCAACGAGCACCAGATCACGTTCGGCGAACTGGTCTTGTCACTGTACTCAGGGGACTTGGGCAGACGGTCGAAACGCAGGTTCCAATACGCCTTCGTGAACTCAGCGAAGAGCGTGGTGGACGTTCCAATCGACGAGGGCGTGAAGTTGTAGCCGCTGTTTATGCCACCCTCCGCGCCCGTGTTCGTGCCCGAGGTGATCCCGCCGCCAACGGCGTAGGGTTTCCACTTCGAGTACACGCCCGCCGAGTCCGTGGTGCCCGGCGTGATGCCCTGAACCGTGGTCCAGAGAGTAGAGCTGCTGTCCACGATCGCCGGCGCGAGCCCGTTCGTGAACTCGTTGACGAAGCACGGGATGGAGTACGGCTGCCGTTTCGAAACGGAGCCCGTTCCTTCCATCTTCGCGGCGTTCGGGCGAGCCCAGTATTCGTCTTCAAGCGAGTTGCAAACCCGCGAGTAGAGGTTCTGGTGCTTCTCGTACATCACGCGCTTGTAAACCTGCGCGCGATACCGTTTGCCCATCGACTCGGCATTGAGGCCGACGTCTTGCTTGGTCCACGACATCGAGGCCCAAGCGAAAGCCCACGGCACCGTCCAGTTCACACCGGGTTGTGCGTGGTCGTACTCGAACCCTTCGTTGGGGTCGTAGCGTTGAAGCCCCGAGCTGGCACCGCCAGCGGGGGCAAGGTAAACACGATCTTGGATCGAGTCACCACCCTGAATCATCTCGACCATGTTGCCAGCGGCGGCGATGCGGTTTCCTGTGTAGGAACTCCGCACCGTGTCGTTGACCATGACCTCGGGACCGCGCATCCAAGCGGGCCCCGTCGATTCCATGAGGGTGCTGAAGTCGTCTAGCGGCGTTCCGGCTGCCATGAGATTTCACTCCTAAGTGAAGGCGCTACTTCATCGCTCGGAGCTTCGACACATCCCGTTCACCCGCTTCAATGCGGGCGAGTCTTGCGCTGAAGAGTTCGTCTTCAGTACGCGATTTGGGAGGCGGCGTTTTGCTGCCCGAAGGGCGGCGTGCTCCGCGTTTCAGTGGCGCGGGACTGGTGTTGTTATTTTGCGTCACCCCCGCAGTCCCAAGACTTCGCACCGCGTCCTCGATCAGAGCATCGAACCGGGCAAGGCCTTCCTTGTCTCCGTGCCGACCCTTCGACCGATAGTACATGGCGAGGTCTTTGACTTCGTTGATGTCGCCCTCGAATCGGCCTTCAGCAGCCCTCAACGCGCGCGCCGAGAGTTCGGAGTTCTTCCGCTCTTCCGCCACCGCTTGACTGACTGCCTTGCCGACAAATGACGCGAGATGGGCGGCGATCTCTTCTGGATCGTTCATCTCTGCGATTGCCGCTGAAACGGGTCCGGCCAACGAGGTGAGGTCAACACCAGCCGTAGTGGGGTCACTAGCTCTTGCGTCTTGCGCAGGGTCACTAGCTCCCGGTTTTTCCTCGTTGGAATCCAAAACAGGGGCCATGCCGTTCTTTGACCTGTAACGGTCGCGCTCGGCATAAACTTCGTCATTCTTGTCCTGGGACTTGGCTCTTGCGAGACCAATGCTCAGAACGGTTTTATCGCCAAGAGCTTCAATCTGCTCTTCGCTCCATCCGTCGCGCTCAAGGGCGGCCCATGCACGAAGCAGGGACACCTTCGAGTGTGCGGCGGGTGTCTCGTCGGACTCGTCCGCGTCCGCGTATTCATCCAGCTCGGCGCTCTCCTCGTCGAGTTCGGCCTCGTCCTCGGCCTCTATGGATTCAAGCGCATCCTCATCGGGTGTATTGCCCATGAGTTCTTCAATCCGCGCGTCAACCGCAGCCCCGTGGGCCGCGAGTTCGTCTGCCGGGATAGTCGGTTCGCTTGCCATATTGCTCTGTCCTAACCGGATTGGGCGTTTAGAAGAAGACTCCAGAGCCATCTATGCAGATTGCGCATTCCTAGATGGCCGCTTGGCCCTGCCCTCGCGCTTCATCGTCTGGAGGTCTTCGGCGTTCGGGGATGCGTCGTAGGCGATGTACTCGCCGCCCGTCTCGCCCACGCCGTCCTTGTCCACCAGGCCATTTTGATGATCGACGTACTTCTGAATCTCCCCCTTCGATGTGAAGCAGGGCGTGCCTGTCTTGTCGTAGGCGGGAGCGCCCGAGGCCCAATCCTTCTGACTGATCCCCTTGAAGCGGAAGTCTCGAATGCACGGGGCGCTGATGCGGGAGAACGTGCGCCGCAGCTTCGTGCCGGGGATCATGTCCCCAATCGAGGGCGGGCCGTCAGGGCCTTCCATCGAGGCAAAGAGCACCTCGGCGGGCTTGCCTGTTCGTTCGTCGATGAATTCGTAGATCGGCATTAGGTTCCCCTCATGTAGAGCCAGCCGAACACCGCCACCGCACCCAACAGGGCCAGCACGCCAAGCACTCGGATCATGTAATTGCGCATCACACCGCCCCTAGCGCAGGCGTCGGAGCCCCAGCCTTAGCCGCGGCCCCAGCACTCGCGCCCTCCGCTCCGGGCGGGGCGAACGCGCTCTGTTGCGGCTGCTGGAACGGCATCGGGACAGGCTGCTTGACCTCAGCCTTCGGGCCAGGGTGCGACTTGAGCCGCGCCTCGCCATCCTGCTGCTGATGGTTGAACTCCATCTGCAAGTTGCGCGAGACCATCGCCTCGAACATATCCTGATCCCACTCGTCCTCAAGCCGCACGATCCCGTTCGCGTCGCCCATCGTCTTGATGTGACGCTCCCAGTTCACCCAGGGCGCGTTCATGGCGATAGCCGAAACCTCCATGATGATCTGATGCCCCAGCGCGGCCCTCCGCTGCTTCACGGGCTCGGATGTGTGCTCCATCGACAGCAGCTCGATCTTGATTTCCAAGTCCTCGGGCCGAACGTCTTCCTCGGGCTTCTTCTTGTCCTTGCCGCCCTTGAACTGGATCGCCCCGCCAGGCATCTCCAGTTCATCATTCGCCTCAGGGGGCAGCTCGATCTTGAACTCCTCCGACTCGATCATGTACCAAGCCGCCGCGCTGATGACCGCCTCGTTCAGCGCCACGAACGGCGAGCGAATGCCAGCGATCCGAACGTCACCAGCAGCGCCAGCGAGCGAGCTTTCCGTAGCCGTCGCGTCCCCCGTAGCCACGCCGCGCATGGCCTCGGAGATCCCCAGCGAGCGGTCTGCCCGGTCCTTGGTCAGCATCAGGTAGTTCACCGCCTCGGGATGCACGCCGTTGATGACGAAGGGGATGATCGCGTCCCTCGTGAGACCGCTGACCTCAAGTACCGAATGGTCCTCGAAGTCCCTCACCTTGGCCGCGAAGTTCGGATCGGTGTTGTCCACCGCGACCCCAACCTTGTGCTTCTCGCTCGAACGCGACACCGCGCGAGCATGTTTATTCACATCCTGGATCTGCCCCTCGTTCGCCGTCAGCGCACTCACGCCCCACGGGGAGTCGGGGACGGTATACGCGCTCGCGTAGTGATACGGGCCGCTGGGGGGGCCATAGAACGGCTCAGGCTCGTGGATCAGGCGCAGGTCGTGATCGTCCTTGCCCACTCCCGATCCGAAGGTGAAGATCGTGCCATAGCAACGCTCCTTCTCGCCGGGGTGATTCTTGCCCTCGTAGCCGCGCACCCAGACCGTCGTGATGAGAATCTGATTGCGCAACGGCTGGCCCATCTGGCTCTCGTCGTCGCTCTCGCCCGCTGCGATGCTCTCGATGGCCTCGATGTCCCAATCCGCGTCCTCCTTGTTCTCGTCCTCGGCGCGAGAGATGGCATCGTCCTTGTCCATCAGCTCGTCATGCCCCAGGTAGCGCGTGAGTTCGCGGCTCTTGGCGCTCGGGTCAACGAAGAAATCCCACTGGCTGATCCGGTTGACCTCGGGCCACTGAGCGTTGATCTCCTTCCCGTCGCCGCCCAGGAAGTTGTTCTCCACCATCGAAACGTGCAGCACGCAATGGTTGAAGAGGTAGTCGATGCAGGCCGTCCCCATCACATTCCCGTACTTCGTGTCCACCAGCCAGCGGTTGATGGCGTGTTTGACCGCGATAGCCATGCGTTCAGCCGGGCCAGCGCGTGAGGTTGTCGCGTCCACAACGGGCGTATTCGCTGCCAGACGGGGCTTCATCAGAGCCACGAACTCGAAGTACAGATTCTCCGGGTTCTCGCGGTACTCGCCCGTCTCCTCGCTGAATCCGCCAGAGTTCTTCCAGAAACCCGACGTGTAGCCGTTCTTCTGCTTCCGGTAGAGCGCGAGCACCCTGTCCCGCTCCTCTCGGCCATACCGAATCTCAGGCCCCGCGATGTCTGTGTTGCTGAAGTCAAGCATTTAGGTTCTCCGATGCCGAGCGATGGCCTCTAGCTTCTTGCGGTGGCCCAGAACGTGGGCGAGCGTGCCGGGCATGATCGGCGTGGACTCGGGCTTGGGGGCCAGGTCTTTCTTCCAAACCCAGCGCATCAGGTAAGCGAGGGCGTTTTCTGCGTGATCGTGGAAGGCCTTGTCGGGTGCCTCTTTGAGCGCCCGCTCGTCCACGTTCTCCACCCACGGGATGTAGGGCAGCTCCTCGGCCAGGCAGCACGGCTTCCCTTTGCCGTCTTGAACCTTGTCGCGCCCCAGCCTGAGCGAGTCTTTGAGGATGTAGATTCGTGATCCGTTGGGGTTCGTGGGCGACGAGTGGCGGGGCTCCAGCAATGTCTGAAGGTGCCTAATCCGCGTCATCACGCTGCCCGCGCCCTTCTCGCACTTGACGGCAAGGCGAGCCTCTTCGCGGCCCCCAGGCGTTCCAAGGTAGTCGTTGAAGATGACAATATCGCCAGGGTTCGCCGAGTCGCACACAAAGCGCGTGACGTTGAACTCCTTGCGCATCTCCACGGCGCGATCCGCCCACCAGTTCACGGTCTCGCCCGTCTTGTAGACCTCGGCCAGAACATACCCAACGCCGTCGCTGTCGAAGCCCACGACCACCATCGCGCCGGGATTGGTGAAGCCCCAATCGACGCCAGCAGCCGTCCACTGAATATCGACCGTGCGATATACAGCGTACGGGTCCGACCTCGACCCGGCGACCAGGATCTTGACCGAGATACGCCCATTCTCGTTGATGATCTCCGCGTCTACGATGTGGATGGTCTTGTCAAACATCGGGTAAACGACCCCGATTTCGTCCGACCACTTGCCCAAGACGTACTGATCGAAGCGCGCGCCAGTGTGAGTCCCGTAGATGCGCGCGTAGTATTCCCTACCGTGCTTGCTCCAATCCTTCCGCTCCATATCGTAGAGCGAGGGGTTCATCCAGTGGCGAGACAGGTAGCGTTTGAACAGCCCATTATCCGCCGCGATGTTGACCCAATGGTATCTACCTCGCGGGTTCGTCATCCCAACGAAGCGCGAGAAGGGCATCCCCGAATTGGGGCTGTTCCGCAAGCGACCGCCGATCAGCTCAACGTCCTCGCGTGTGAACTCGACCAGCTCGTCAGCGATGCACCAATCGTACTCAGCCGAGAGCAGGTTTTGCGGGTTGTTCATCCCCGCGACCACGACCTCAGAACCGTTCGGGTAGAGGTAGTTGTTCCTGTTCGCGCGCCCAGCCGTGCCGTGGATGGCCGGGTGTCCGCGACCGAGCACAGACTCCCAGGTCACGAGCGATGATTGCGTCATCGACACCCGCTTCTTGCGGCAGATGATCCCGCGCGAGCCGGGGAAACGCTCCGCGTAGGAGTGCCCTAGCGTGTAGCCAGCAAACGATTTTCCAGTGTCAAGCGGTCCCTCGACCAATGCGTCGCAGGTGTCCTCGAACAGATCCGCATGAACGCCCCGCATCTCGACCCGGCGCATCTCCGTAGCGGCTATCATGGCTCAGTGAAGAGGAGCTCCACCGTCAGGGCTGCCGCGTTACCGACGCCCGCTGTTCTGACCCGCATGTGAGTGCAGCGCG